AACTAGAGAGTTGTCTATTATGTTTACTGATGTTCGTGGCTTTACATCAATATCAGAACACTATGGTAAAGATGTTCAAGGCCTCACTTCAATCATGAATCGTTATATGACTGCGATGACTTCTAAGATTATAAAATATAATGGCACACTAGACAAATATATTGGTGATGCTCAAATGGCATTTTGGAATGCACCACTTGATGATAAAGAACATGCTTTGAATTCAGTTAGAGCTGCATTAGAAATGTTAAATGATTTAGATACCTTTAACAAAGAAATTAGTAAAGAAAACATTCCTGCATTTGGAATGGGATTAGGTATTAATACAGGCGAAGTTGTTGTTGGTAATATGGGTAGCACACAGCGTTTTGATTATACCTGTCTAGGAGATACAGTTAATTTAGCTGCAAGATTAGAAGGTCAAAGTAAAACATATGGTGTTAGAATTATATTAGGACATAGAACTGCTTCATTGATTGATAAACATTATCCAGTTGTAGAATTAGATACGATTGCAGTGAAAGGTAAAACTATTGGTGTGAAAGTCTATACGATTACAGAACTTGATGATGAATCTGGTCATAAGAAGTTTCTTAGAGCATATTATGCTGGAGAATGGGAGACTGCATTGTTACTGACTGTAAAATTGAAAAACGAAAACATTAGTCTTATTGATTATTACGATAATATGATACAAAGATTATATAAGGGAAAACCAAAGAACTTTGATGGCGTATATAGACCTACTTCAAAGTAGTGTCGTTCTTATCTATTCCTTTTTTGCGAGCTTCTTCTTCTCTTATTTGTAACAATGTATTAAGTTTTTGATTGAGTCGAATTAAATCATTATCAAGCATACGAACACGGTCAATTAATTCTATTAGAGTTTTGGTTGCTTGAGCAATAACAATATTAATTTCACCTGTTACCCATTTCCAAATATAAAATATTAAATATCCAAGACCAAAAGATGCTATGATTGGAAAACCATAGTCAGCTATTACTGTTGTTAAATTATCTATCATTTTTCTCACCTATCACTTCAATTACATCTAATGTTATTGTGATATGTTCTTCTTCGTCTATGTTATATTTAAAACTAAAAAAGAAACAAATTAATACCACAAAATAAAGTACTACATGAAATATTTCATCAAATTTCATACAAAGATTTTAAAATATGCAATCACTAAAATGATTGATATTATGACTGCAACTTCTCTGTATAGTTTTTCATTATTCATTATATATTTATAACGGTCCTAAGGTAGCGATTCTTAGTTGTTTTTTATTATCACCTCTTCAATCTCAGGTATTGGATAAGCTAAAGGAATTCCCATATCATCTATAGGTCTCTCAAACTCTGGAATTACCAACTTCTTACCTAATTCTAAATTTTTATCACCTTCAATTTTTAATCTTAAAGATTCATCAGTTTTATTATAATACTTTTCTTTAGCTGGAACTTTATCTGGATTTGCAACAATATCTTCCATAAGCTCATCATAGTAACTTTTACCTGAAGGTGGCCTATCGTCAACCATTTCTTCGCCATTAACACCCTCACATTTTTTAGCAAGTGTTGCAAATTGTGGTGGTAGTTTTTTGTTATTATATCTTTTACACATTTTAATTAACTCTAACTGTTGAGCTAATTCCATATTCTCTTGTATTAAACTTTGATTATAATCGGTGCAGTTACTTCCTAAAAACCAAGTCCATCTAACACCTATTCGTCTATCTGAACCATCTCCATAACCATAGTTGCTATTTGATGCACTTCCAGGATAATTATTTGATTGTGAACTATCTCTTTCGTTATAAGAAGAATCTACAGAAAATTGTCCTTTGTTACATTGTTGAAACTGACCTTGAAGATAATCATTTCTTGCATGTGCATTTTTGCTAGGAAGTATAGCTAACATTAACCCAACACATAGGAAGTATGTGATAGGAGAGTATATGTTGTTTAATTTATCGATTAAGGTCTTTGATGTCATACGAGTGTTCTCTGACTTGGTCTGCTAATACTCTATATAAGTCTTCACCCATTCGCATTGATGCTTCTAATTTGGCTACTTGTGCTTTTACATCTGCAATGTTTATATTCGTTTGATTGTTATTTTGATTTATAGTCATTTTAAGATTATCTATCTTATCATCATATTTTGCTTGAGTTTCTTTTAATTCTTTTAAAAGAGATTGAACTTCAACTTCACTTGTGTGAATTGTATTAGACACATCTACGACATACTTAATACCGGTAAAAGTACCAAAAATAACAGATGCCACAACTGGCACCAAAACAAAATTATGTTTTAAGACTTCTATAAACTTCATAAACTTAATTCCTTTTTATTTTTTAGTTGCAGTGAATCCGTGTAATCGATATTCTACTATTAATCCGTCTTCATCTATATAATTTACTATTGGAAATGTTCTGAAACCTGGAATATCTGGAGCACCTTCGATAGAAGGCACATCATAACAAGCCTCGTACTCAACACCTACCTCACTCGTTGTTGCATATGCTCTATACTTATATTTATCGTAATATTTAGTTAATTTACATTCTTCTTGTGTTAATATTATATGACCACCTGCTTGATTTGCCATATAAACTTTTTCTACATTAATTTGAGCAAAACTATGGGTTGATAAGAATAAAAGAATTGCTGACCATATAGTATACCAATTAATTAAAATATTGAATTTCATAGGAATTAATCCTTTCTGGCGTCATTCTTTCCGTCAGCACGAGCAATACGATTTATATCTGGTTTGAGACCTAACGCTGATGACATAAGAGTGTCAATACGAATTACATCGTGATTCATAGTTTTTACACGATTATCTAATGCGGTAATAATACCACTTAGACGCTTGACATTAGCTGTTACATCTGATAGAATAAACTTTAATGTTAAAAATACAAAATACCCGGCAGCTATTGCGGCTGCTATCGGGAAACCTACTTCAGTTACTAAGAATAAAAAATCCATTATTGCCACCTTTTGCTTGACATTGTTAGGTATTTATGTTAAGGTACCTAAATAAAGTGATAATATAACAATTATTACATCTTTGTAACACTATGAGGTATATCATGAAGAAAGTGAATAAGATAAAGAAACATAGAAAGCCAATGTCTCCTGAACAGAAAGTTGCAGCAGTCGAAAGACTAGCACTTGCTCGTGAGAAGAGACTTAAAGAAAACCCACCCGAATACAAGAACATTTCACAAGAGGTTCAATCCTTACCCGATGACCATCCATTAACTATGGCTAATGTTAAAGACTGGATTAAAATCTCACAAGATAAGATTGCAAGTCTTAAAGTTGCAGTAAGACAGAATGTAAAAGGTTCGATTGCTAGTGTAGCATCACTAGAAGGTTATGTTAGAAATTGTAGAATGTATCTAGAAAGCGGTAATTGGGTAGACAACTTTTATGGCGAGAATCAAGAATCACGAATGAAACACAGATGTTTAGCTCTTGGATATGACAAAGATGGGCAACCTAAAAGAAGTGTTGGAGTTTTCTACGATGACATAGCTATGGAATGGACAAGAGAAATGGATGATGCGAAAAGAGAAAAAGAAAACAAATGATTGCCTCTTATAACTATTAAATTTGATATAATACCAACATGATAATATTTGACTATAACCAGGTAGCTATTTCTAACCTGATGGAACATATTGGTTCAACAAACGGTCCTGTTGACGAATCTATGGTAAGACACATGATTCTCAATACGATTAGAACCTATGTAAAGAAATATAAACAATCTCACGGTCCAGAAGTTGTTATTGCTTGTGATAGCAAAAACTTCTGGCGTAAAGAGTTATTCCCAAACTATAAGGCGAGTCGTAAAAAAGCTAGACAGAAATCTGGTCACGACTGGAATTCAATCTTTGCATGTTTACATTTAATTAAAGATGAGATTAGAAAACATTCACCTTACAAAGTTGTTGAGATTGACACATGTGAAGCTGATGATGTAATTGCAATATTAACAATGAAATATTGTGCTACACAAAAGATAATGATTCTTTCATCAGATAAAGATTTCGTTCAACTACAAAAGTGGCCTAATGTAGAACAATATTCACCTATTATGAAAAAGGCACTAGTAGAACCATTACCTGCTGTTCAATTAAAACAATTGATTATTCGTGGTGATAAATCAGATGGCGTTCCTAATATATTATCTAATGATGATGTGTTTGTAGAAGGAATTCGCCAGAGACCAATTACAGAAAAGAAAATTATCAATTGGTTAAATCAAGACCCTAAAGAATTCTGTACCGATGAAATGTATAGAAACTTTATAAGAAATGAAATGCTTATTGACTTAACTAAAATACCAGAGAGTTTAAAAGAACTAATTCTCAAAACATACGATGAAGCTACCACTAATAGTAAACAAGAGTTTATGAATTACATGATAACTTATCGCCTTAAAAATTTATTGGAGGTCATTGACGAATTCTAATATGATAAACTTATTCTCAGAAATATTTACAAAAGTAGAAAACGGAGCCAACAAGAAAGATAGAATTGCTGTGCTTCAGGAGTATGATACCAAATCACTAAGACAATTCTTTGAACTGTTATATGATAATGATGTTGAATTTGATGTTGAGATTCCAGAATACAGACCATCTATTGACCCAGCTGGATTAAACTTTACTTATCTTCAAGGAGAAACACCTAAATTATATAGATTTATAAAAGGTGATTCTAGGTCAACAATGTTGACACCTAAAAGAAAGAAACAATTAATGCTGATGATATTAGAGGGTTTACATAAAGATGAATCTGCATTGTTGGTCGGCCTTTTAAAGAAAGATATTGGTATTAGGCACTTAACTAAATCATTAGTTAATGATGCTTTTAAACTGATAGACCTTAAAAAAGAAGTTTTATAATGAGAGTTGCAGTTGTAACTCCAACCATTGGTTCTAAGCATCTAGAACAGAATGTAGAATCGGTCAAAAATCAAACCTATAAAGATGTTCTTCATTACATATTCAAAGATGGTGGCGATGTAGTTATTCCTAGTTGGTGTAATAATATTCCATCAATTAAAATTGTTAGCCTTCAGGATAATGTTGGTAAAGACTGGTACGGTCATCGTGTGTACGCAGCCTGCTCGTTTTTAGTTAATGCTGACATCATTATATATCTTGATGAAGATAATTGGTTGGAACCCACCCATATTGAACATATGGTTAAAACAATAGAGTCTGGTGCAGATTGGGCTTATTCACTTAGAAGAATTGCAGATAAAGATGGCAAGTTTATTTGTGAAGACAATTGCGAATCGCTTGGCGATTGGCCTACATATTTCAATGAAGATGTGAGACATATTGACACATCATGTTTTGCTATAAAAAGAGATGTTGCAACTAAAATTGGTCATGCTTGGTATGGACAATGGGGTGCAGATAGACAATTCTTTAGAGCATTAAAACATCACTTTCCAAATGGTCAATGTTCTACTGAATATACAGTAAACTATCGATTAGATGGTAATGAAAATTCTGTAACAAAAGAATTCTTTATTGAAGGTAATAAAGTAACAAAACAAAAATATCCAAAAGGATATCCTTGGATAATTAAACAAAAAATACATCAGGTTGGTCCAGGCATATCAATAGTCGAAACTCAATCTGAATCATAAAGGAGAAAATACCATGAAAGTATTATGTATTTTATATGATGACCCTAAAGGCGGAATGCCTGAGAGTTATCCATTAAGTGATTTACCTAGAATAGACAAATATCCTGACGGCATGTCATTACCAAAACCATTAGGAAGAGACTTTAAACCTGGAGAATTACTAGGTTGTGTATCTGGCGAATTAGGTCTCAGAAAATTTCTAGAAGATGCTGGTCATACATTAGTCGTTACATCAGATAAAGACGGCGAAGGTTGTACGGCAGATAAAGAATTAGTTGATGCAGATATTGTTATCTCACAACCATTTTGGCCTTACTATGTAACAAGAGAGAAAATGGAAACTGCACCAAATTTAAAAATGGCAATTACTGCCGGCATTGGTTCAGACCATGTTGACTTGCAAGCTGCTATGGACCACAACATTGATGTTGTTGAAGTAACATATTGTAATTCAAGGTCAGTTGCAGAACATATCGTAATGATGATTCTTTCTATGGTTCGTGATTACCATACTCAACATAAGATTGTTAATGAAGGTGGTTGGGATATCGCTGATGCAGTTAAAAGGTCTTATGATGTAGAAGGTATGCATGTAGGCACAATCGCAGCTGGTCGTATCGGTTATGATGTGTTAAGAAAGATGCATCCGTTTGATGTTCATCTTCACTACTTTGATAAGCATAGACTAAGCACAGCAAAAGAACAAGAGTTAAATCTTACATATCATGATTCAGTAGAGTCAATGATTGCAGTTTGTGATGTTATTAACATAAGTTGCCCATTACATCCTGAAACAGAACATTTGTTTAATGATGAGATGATTGCTAAATGTAAGAAAGGTGCTTATATAATTAATACTGCACGAGGTAAGATTTGTGATAAAGATGCAATAGCTAGAGGATTAGAATCTGGTCAATTGAGTGGTTATGCTGGTGATGTTTGGTTCCCTCAACCTGCACCTAATGACCATGTCTGGAGAAATATGCCAAATCACGGAATGACACCTCATACATCTGGAACATCTCTATCTGCTCAGACAAGATATGCAGACGGCGTTAGAGAAATATTAGAATGTGTATTTGAAGGCACTGACATCAGAGATGAATATCTAATTGTAAAAGACGGAGACCTAGCAGGCGTAGGCGCTCATTCTTATACTAAAGGAACTTCAACAGGTGGGTCAGAAGAAGCTGCAGAGTTTAAAAAATAAGTGGAGTTTTCAGAAAAAATAGAAAATCTTTCACACCAGCTTAACAACACTCCTAAAAGAGTATTGATTACTGGTGTGTCTGGTTATCTAGGCTCACATCTAGCAAAGACCATGAATCAAGCAGGCTGGACAGTTCATGGGCTTGATAACAAACATAGCTTCAATAACTATGTCGATGTTATGCATGCTGGTGATGTGCGAGACGGACCGAGAGTAGAAAGTGTTCTTGGTAACTGGAGATTTGATTTAGTTATTCATTTGGCTGCTAGAATAGAAGCAGGAATATCTGTACTAGAGCCAACTGAATTTTATGATGTTAATGTCGGCGGAACTTGTGCTGTGGTAAACGCTATGAATAAACATGGTGTAAAAAATATCATTTACTCTTCAACAGCTGCTGTCTATAAAACAAAAAACACAATAATTAAAGAAGATGATGAAATTGAATTCAATCAACCTTATGGTCATTCTAAAGAATTGTCTGAACAGATAATTAATAAATCAGGATTAAATTATGTAATATTTAGATTCTTTAACCTAACAGGTGCAGATGAAGATGGTGAATTTGGTGAAGACCATCAACCAGAAACACATTTAATACCAAGATTGATATTTAGCTTAGGCGATAAAAAATATGAAAGAAGTGACATAGAATTTGTATTAAATGGCGATGATTATAATACAAAAGATGGTACATGCATAAGAGATTATGTTCATGTAAATGATGTTACTGATGCCCATATATTAGCTTGGAATTATCTAAATAGAGGTGGTAAATCAGATGTGTTTAATCTTGGTACAGGCCAAGGTCATTCTGTTTATGAAATATTGTCGGAAGTTGAAAAAGTATCCGAGAAATTGATTACTATTAAACTTAACGACAGAAGAGATGGAGATGCAGAAAGTTTAGTTGCAGATATCTCCAAAGCGGCAGAAATATTAAAATACAAACCGAAGTATGACATCACTTCAATTATAAAAACCGCTTACGAATGGCACACAAATGACAAACAAAAGAGTTAAACAAAGATTCAAAAAACCAGTAGATGAGAAAAAAGATTTAGATGATTTACTTTTCTCTTCTGAAAGGATTAATGTTGCATTACTTAACAATCACATTAATTTTCTTACTGGCGAAATATGTGAAGAAAATGTTACTGAAATTATTCGGTGGATTGCTTACGAGAATACTTTAAACACTGAAATTCCTTTAACACTGTTTATCAATTCAACAGGCGGCAGTTTGACTGATGCATTTGCTCTGATTGATATCATGCACAACTCACATCGTAAGATTAGAACCTTTGGAATTGGTAATGTTATGAGTGCAGCTTTTCTAGTTTTTGCAACAGGTATGAAAGGTGAAAGATATATTGGTAAATATGCTAGTATTATGTGCCATCAATATTCAGGTGACATCTATGGAAAACACCACGATATAAAAGCACAATACAAAGAAACTGAGTTATTAAATAAACGAATGGTTGATGTTTTAAAAAGAGCAACATACATGGAAGAGAAATCCATAAAATCAAAACTGTTACCTCCCACAGATGTTTGGTTAACAGCAGATGAGTGTATCAATTTAGGAATTGCAGATAAATTCATAAGTTAAGGAAAAATCATGACCACGACAGTACAGTTTAATCAACAAAGAATACTAGAACTAGAAGTGGAAATAGAATCGAAGATGCTACATGTATCTCAATTAATAGACCAAAAGAATGAACTAGAAATTGAAGTAGATGTAGACGAAAGAACTTATTATAAAGATAAACAATTACAACTCTTTTAAGAAATAACTTATATTATGATAACTAACGAAAAACACGAAATTCTAACCATACTCATGGAAGAATGTGCTGAAGCTTCAGTTGAAGCATCCAAAATAATCAGATTTGATGCTGGATTCGATAAACTTGAATCAGAACTAGGCGATATATATTGCATGATTGAAATTCTCATCAAAAAAGGTTACATCAAAAAAGAAGCTTTAGAACTATGTTCACAAGCAAAGAACTTAAAACTTCAGAAATGGAGTAACATCGAACTATAGTAAATGCGAATCACTCTCATTTACATCAAAGAATAATGCTAAAATAATGCTCGAAAGTGCTTGACATTTGCCGAAAAACATGTATAATCCATGTATAGAAGTAAAATTATATAATGGGAAACGGTAAGAATGATTATCTATGTGAACAGTAAATTTAAACCTAGACGAAAAAGCAAAAAGAGAAATCTTGTTGTTAGAACCGATGGTAGAACCAAACCTATTGATGTATCTAATCAATTCAATCCTGTGGCATCTGGTGTATTAATCAGAGAAACTCCTCATTATTCAAGTTTAAAAACAGAATCGTCTGGCTCAACAACTAAACCAAATCATCCACCGACCTATACTGGTGATAAGATGATTGGTGTTGGAACACTGCACAAATCGAATGGTGTTCCATTATTCAGACAAG